CTGCGGTCACGCTGCATTAGCGAAGGCATCCGCACGGTCTATCCGGGCGTCACGGTTGGCGTCTACACGCCGGAGGAGGTGCAGGACTTTGCGCCCGAGCCGCGCACTGTGCAGGCCGTGGAGCCGCGCTTGGTTGAGACGGTTCCTGCCGACATGGAACTGGAAGCCGTGCTGCGTGCCGTTGCCGCAGCAGGGTCGTTGGACGAATTGCGTGAGGTTTGGCGCGACTTCAAGCGCCTGCCGGAATCTGACAGGTCGGCAGCAACCGCTGCTGGAATGGCCCGCAAGGCCGAAATTGAAGGGGAAGGAAATTGAATCTGATCACGATTGCTGGGCGTCTCGGGAGCGAGGCGGTTCTGAAGTCCCTGCCCTCGGGCAAGGAAGTGGTGAACTTCAGCGTTGCCGTGGACATTGGTCGCGGCGAGAACAAGCAGACGCTGTGGGTTGACTGCTCCTTGTGGGGAGACCGGGCGCAGAAGCTCGGGCCGTACCTCACGAAGGGCAAGCAGGTCGCACTGGCAGGTGACTTCAACCTGCGTACCTACGCAAAGAAGGACGGTACGCCCGGAGCCGCCATCACTTGCGACGTTCAGCGCCTGACGCTCATGGGAGGCCGTGAGACTGGCGAACAGGGCGATGCCCCGGCACAGGTAGCCAACACGCCCATGAAGCCCTCTGCGTGGGGTTCAAAGGCCCCGGCGCAGCCCGAGGAACTTGACTCGGATATCCCATTCTGATGAAAAAGACCCGCGCAGATTACCGGCGCGAGTTGGTGCAGGCAGCGGAATCCGCCGCTGTCCGCATCTTGACCGAAGCCAGCACTGGCGTGCTGTACCCACACTTTGAGACGGTACGGTTGCTGCGTGAGGCGTGGTTGGCGGGACACAAGGCTGCAAAGCAGGAGCAAAAAGAATGATGAGCAATTGGGGAACACATCTCCAGTTCTGCCACAAGCCTGACGGCCGGCAGGTCTGGCAAGTGACCATCCGCCGCTACCGCGGTGCGAAATGGGGCGACGAGATGCGGCTGCTGAACGAAAGCGGCAAGCCAGCGGAGTTCCAGACTCACGAGGACGCCCGGAGCGCGGCTGACGCGAACCCGCCGGAGTCCGCGAACTGGGGCATGGCTCACGAATGGCGGAGCATCATCTGATGCTGCTCTGGCTGTTTGGCGTGGCTTGCGGCTACATTTTTGCCCTTTGGTATCGGCAATGACTCCCGCAGAACAAGTGCAACTTGCCCGGTACAAGGAGGCAACCGTTCGCTCGGATGACACAATCATGGCCTTGGAAAAGGTCATCGTTGCCCAGCGAGAGGTCATTGACCTTCTGCATAAGCAGATTGGCAAGATGGAATGCCAGATGGAAGAACTGAGGGCTGCACTGTGAAGTACCTGTCCGTCTGCTCTGGCATTGAAGCCGCAAGCGTTGCTTGGCATCACATGGGCTGGGAGCCTGTTGCGTTCAGCGAGATTGAGAAGTTTCCCAGCGCCGTGCTGGCGCATCACTATCCGTCTGTCCCCAACTGGGGCGACATGACAAAGTTTAAGGAATGGCCCGATGCAAATATCGATGTTCTGGTCGGAGGAACTCCCTGTCAGTCCTTCAGCGTCGCCGGACTCCGAAAGGGACTGGATGACCCGCGTGGCAACCTCATGCTTACCTTTGGCTCCATTGCTCAACGCTACCGCCCCCAGTGGTTGGTTTGGGAGAACGTCCCCGGAGTGTTGTCCAGTAACGGAGGACGGGATTTTGGCTCCTTCCTCGGGATGCTGGCAGAACTCGGGTATGGGTTCGCATACAGAGTTTTGGACGCTCAGTTCTACCGAGTGGCACAGCGAAGGCGCCGTTTGTTCCTTGTCGGACACCTTGGAGACTGGCATCGTGCCGCAGCGGTTCTTTTTGAGCGCCACAGCTTGTCGGGGCATCCTGCGCCGAGCCGACAAGCGCGGGAAGGAGTTGCCAAGTGCGTTACGACAGGCATTGGAAAGCGTTACGACCCAGAAACAGACACCATGATTCCAACAGCCGTTAATTGGGACGGGCAGCAGACATCGCAGACCCTGACCAATCGTTTATATGGCGGAATGGGCGCGCAGCAGATGCCCGACAAGGGAAACCTTGGTGCAGTTCTAGTGCCTCAGACTTTCAAAGTCCGCGGCGGCTGCGAAGGCGGCGGCAAGGGATACCTTGGCAGCGAGGAAGCGGCGTTCACGTTGGCGACTACGCAGGACCAGTGGCTGGCACAACCCATCACCATGCGCGAATCCGGTCAAGGCTACTGGATGCAGGATGAAATTGCGGGAACGCTTCGGGCTGAAGGCGAAGACCGCCCTAGCAGGCCGAGTCATGTGATTGCACAACCCATTGCCTACAACATCACGTTTTGCGATGCCAACGGCGTGCGGTCAGACAGACCGAACGGCGGCTTGTATGTTAACGAAACGGATGTCACTAGCACGCTGACTGAGGCGGGCGTTGGTACGAATGTTGTGCAGCCCATTGGCTTCCATCACAACGCGCAAGCCTGCCAACTGCCAACGGCAGGACGCGATACAAGTGTTAGTGATGCACTGACCTGCTCGCAGCAAGCGGCGGTGGCTCATACATTACAGACGCAATGCGGTTTTGTAACTGAAGACGGAACAGGTCGAGGCAGTCCACTTGTGCCAATTGCCATGCAGGTTCGCCGCCTGACGCCAGTTGAGTGCGAGCGGCTGCAAGGCTTCCCAGACGGATACACCAACATCCCTTGGCGCGGTAAGGAAGACTCGCCTGATGGTCCCCGATATAAGGCGCTGGGCAACTCAATGGCTGTGCCGGTGATGCGCTGGATTGGCGAACGAATCAACGAGGTAAGCAAACTGTGAACGCAGCAGACTTTGACTTGCTGGAACGGCAGGCGCAGCAGGAGCAGCGGCTCAAGGCGTTGCAGGCTGAGATTGAGCGAATGTCCGTTGACAACCATTACTTGCGGCAGCAAGGGGACCAACTGATTGTAGATAACCTTTGCTTGCGGAAGGATGTGGAGCGGCTGTCTGTAGACAATCACTATCTGCGGCAGGAAGTGGAGCGGCTGACGCTGAAGCTGAAGCCGGGCGCGGAGACGCTGCGATGACTGAGGTAGAAGTGTTCGGCTACGGCCTCATCATCGCCACCGGCATCTGCGTGCTAGTGTGGCTGGCGGTGGTTGCCTGCATCCTGTTGCTGACCGTGGACTGGGTAAGGAGCAGGGCGTGAAAGCCGTTAACTGCTACAAGTGCCAGTTCTACTTTCCCTTAAATGAATGGGATAATCGCAGCCCGTGCGACAAAGGCCACAAGCCACGTTTCTACAAGGGCAAAGGTTTGCGGTGGAATTACGAGAACCCCAAACATTGGGGTCACAAGCGGGTGTGCGCGGATTACAAGGAATGGCGATGAGTACATGGCGGCCACGCAACGAAACGCCCGAGGACTTGCGCCACGAGGCTGAGACGGCCCAGATACTACTGGCCAAGTACGGCATCACCGCGCAGAAACTCAGCGAGACGCAGTATTGCTTTGACTGGGCGCTATCCAAGGATGATCAGTTGATTGCGCTAGCAGAGTTCAAGCAGCGCAAAACCAAGTACGACACGTTGCTGCTCAGTGCCGCAAAGTATGAAGCCGGGATGCGCTACTCGGAGCGACTCAAAAAGCCGTTCGTGCTGTTTGTCAGGTGGCCTGACGGGCTGTACTCGTTCAAGTTCACGGAAGATTTTGTCCCTGAGGTCAAAATGGGCGGCAACAGCCGTGGCCAAAACGGAGACATCGAGCCATGCGTTTTCATTCCGGTTGGCTTGTTCATCAAAATTGCTGACTGATATGGACGTTCGTACCTGCCGCGTCTGTCACGTTGAGAAGCCGCTGACGGAGT